AATGATAAAAAAAAATATCGGTTGTTACTGCGAAAATATAGCAATCTGTTGGCTTCAAGAACAAAATTACTTTGTATATAAAGGGTGTCAAACTCAATCGGCTATAGATTTAGTAGCCGTGGATCCTAAAACTTTAGAAACTATACTTATAGATGTTAAAATAGTTTCAAGAAGAAAATCAGGAAAAAAATCAGGAACTGAAATAGGAAGAATGGCAAGAGTAAATAATAAAAAAATTTTTATTTTAAAAGTAGATTTAAAGACAAAAAAGTGTAGAATAGTCCAAAAAAGGTTATTATGGACTACGAAGAAATTAAAGCACGCATAAAAAAACATGAAGGCTTTGTGCCTAAAATGTATCTTGATTCTTTAGGAAAAGCCACTATTGGCTATGGTCATTTAGTTACAGAAAAAGACAACTTTCAAGAAGGCGTAGAATATAGTATAGAAGAACTAGAAGAAGTATTTAATAAAGATTTTAATAAAGCTGTAGAAGGAGCTAATGAATTAACTTCTAGTTTAGGTTTAGTCTTAGCTACAGTAAAAGGAGTGATAATAGAAATGGTATTTCAATTAGGAAAAACTGGTGTAAGTAAATTTAAAAAGTTTTTTGAAGCTTTAAATAATCAAGATTATAATGAAGCTGCAAATCAAATGCTTGATTCAAATTGGCATAAACAAACGCCAAAACGTTGTGAAGAATTATCAAATACAATAAGGAGTTGTGCGTAATGTTACAAATGTTAGGAGCAGTAGCACCCTTAGCTAAAATATTATTTAGTACAATAGAAAAATCTGTACCTGATAAAGATTTACAAGCTAAATTAAAAGCTGATTTACAAACACAGTTATTACAATCTAATACACAAGAATTACAAGCGGCTGCTAAAATTATAGAAGCTGAAGCTAAAGCAGGTTGGTTTGCATCATCATGGAGACCATTACTTATGTATGTACTTATATTTATTTTAGTATGGAATTATATATTTGGTCCAATAGTTAAATTCTTCTTTGGTGCTGCTATTACTATTGATCTTCCAGGTGACGTTTGGACTTTACTCCAAATAGGTTTAGGAGGTTATGTTGTAGGACGATCAGCTGAATCAGTTGCCCGAACTATGGCAAATAAACCTAAAGAATAATTATGAGTAGCGAGTTTAAAGTAAGTGATCAAACACAAGTATCTTTACCTATTAAAAATATAGTAGCTATTGTATCTGCTATCGTTGTAGCGGTATGGACTTATTTTGGAATTGTTGAAAGATTAAATAGAATTGAAACTAATGAAAAGTTAATGTCACAAGACTTACTTAAAAAAGCTGAACAAACTCCTAAGAACCAGGAGATGTATATGTTGATTGAGTATCAAGCTAAATCAATTGATAAACATTCTAAACAATTAGAAGAAAATGTGCACACTAAAGTTCTTATAGCTCAATTAGAAAAAAAAGTTGATAAACTAGAAAAAGAATTAGATTCATTACGAGGTAAGTAATGGGTGAAATAATATTTGCTTTATTAATGTTTCTTAATGGAAAGTTAGAAAATTATTCTCCTAAAGCTAATCTTGCGGAATGTTTAGAACAAAAACGTAAAGTAGAACGTGATGGTACATCAAATACTTTGCGAATGGAATGTAAACAAATCGAAGCTATTGTAGAAGTAGATAAGCACGGAGTTAAACGTATTAAAGAAATTAAACAATGATTGAAAGATTAAAAGATTTAATAGCTAAAAATTTTTCTAATAAAGAAATAGAAAAGAAAAATAATGCATTATTAAGAAGTAGAAAAGAAGTTGAGATTAATGGTAATGGTACTTCAGGCTATACTATTAAAGAAGGTTCTCATAAAGGAAAAGTATTAGGACACATAATAAGAGAGAAAAGCCCTTTAAGCGAATAATTGTTTCCACTTATCTCCAGTTATTTCGTCAGCTAGTTTTTTCTTATTATTTAATACTTGAATAATTTTTTCATCTAAAGTATTAGGACACACGAAGTCTATATAAGTAACTTTATCTTTTTGACCTATTCGATGTGCTCTATCTTCAGATTGTAGTCTTACTTCCATATCATAAGTATTATTAAAATAAATTACAGTTTTAGCATTTGTTAATGTTATACCATAACCACCTGTTCTAGGTTGACCTACGAAAAATCTTATTTCTCCACTTTGAAAATTCTTAACTATCTCTTGTCTTTCTTCAGATTCAGTATCACCAAAGAAAGTTGCAACTTTACTAGCTCCATATACTTTAGCTATTGAATCACGGATCAATTTAATTGAGTTTCTATAAGTAGCCCATATAATTATATTACCTTGTGTCTCTTCAATAACATCTAATAGTTCTTGTATACGAGGATTTTCACCTTCTATTACTTCTTCAGTTCCATTATCATATTTAATAAAACCACATAATATCTGCTGTAATCTTAAAATTCGTGTGATTATAAGAGGCGCAGACACTATCTTTTCACGTTCAAGCTCTATTATAGCTCTCTTTTTTAAAGTCACATACATTCGTTTTTGTTCAGGTGTCATTTCTACATGTCTTATTACTTTTACTTTAGGAGGTAAATCTAAACACTCTTCCTTAGTTACTCTAAAACTATATGGCTTTAAAATTTCTTGAAGTTCTTCTAATCTTTGATAACCTACTACTTCATCAAAAGTATGAGTAGTTAATCTTCTTCTTCTAATTACACAAAACGTATTACGATAAGCATAAAAACTATTTTGTAATATGTATGGATCTAAAAAATGCATTTGAGACCATAAGTCTAACGGACCTTGGGTCACTGGAGTTCCAGTTAATATTCTTCTATACTTTGCTAGTTTATATAATTTATGACAATTTTTAGTTCTTCTTGCAGTTCTATTCTTTATATTAGAACTTTCATCTATTACAAAAAATGATTTACCTGTATTTAATAGTCTATGAACGTAGTTCTTTCCTTTCTCTGTAGATAGAGCTTCTATATTAACTACAAAAAATCTTAACTTATTACTTTCTTTTAAAAACTCAACTAGATTATCTATATTAGAAATAGTTTCAGCGGGAGACCATATCTGAAGTCTTGTAAATTCTTTCACATCATCTGGCATATGAGTTTCATATTCAGAAGCTATCCAGTTACGATATACACCTTTAGGTGCTGCTATTACAACAGTGTCAATACTTCCTTTACGAAATAGATAAGCGATATTATCTATTATAACTTTAGACTTACCAGTTCCTTGTTCCATAAAAAGAGCATAACTCTCTTTATCTTTACTAATCATAAAAGCATCAAATTGATGTTTGTATGGTTTAGTTTTAAATTTGTATTCTACAAAATCTTTTTCATCAACAAATTGTACTTGCATATAAAACTTTCTGTTTTCTAATTTAATTTTTTAAAATATAAACTTTTTAAGTATAAAGTAAATCAAAAAAAGAAAGGAAAAGAAATGGCGAAAGTGTTTATAGTGCAAGAAAATCCAAATGTAAATGTTCTTGCAGCCGGTAGGTATGGCGAATTAATTGCTTTACTAAGACCGTATAAGCAAATAACTTTTTCATCTGATCCTGTTGTACGTTTAATGAAACAGAAATTAAAAGATTTTAATGATTCTGATTTTTTACTCGCAATGGGAGATCCTGTAGCTATTGCAATTGCATCAATAGTTGCCTCTGATATAAATAATGGTAGACTAAAAATACTCAAATGGGATAGAGAGCATAGAGCTTACTATCCAGTTGAGATAGATATTTATAATAACAGAAAGGAGAATGAAGACTATGTCGGATAAATGGATATTTGACGCCGTAGAAAAGCATAAGAAAAAGAAAACTTTACCAAAAGGAGGACTAGAAATAGTTACTGCTATTGGTAATAAATTAATAGAAAAAAAGAAAGTTCTTGAAAAAGAAGAAGAAAGATTAAAAGTCTTAAAATCTGAAATTCGAGAAATAGAAGAAAAAGAATTACCTGATGCTATGGCATCGTGTAATAATATGACTAGATTTGATCTTGCAGATGGAAGTCAAATTGTAGTTAAAGACGAACTATTTTGTTCTATACCAGATGATAAAAGAGCAGGTGCTCTTAAATGGTTAGAAGAAAATGGTCATGCTGAACTAATTAAACATGATGTTAAAGTTAGTTTTGCAAAAGGAGAGTACGATGAGGCTGATAAACTTATAGGACTTCTTAATAAGAATTTTAAGAATATCCCGTATGAAGAAAAGTCGACCGTGCATCCTGGTACATTAAAAGCTTTTGCTAAAGAAAGATATTCTTTAGGTGAAACATTACCTGAACAATATTTTAGTGTATACGAAGCCAGTATAGCAAAAGTAAAACTCGGAAAGGAGAAATAATAAATGGCTGAAGTAAAACAAGTAGTAAAGAAACCAGCAAGTAATGGATCTCTAGTAGGTAACATTAATGCTGATTTAATTCTGAAAAATGCCGGTAAAGGATTACAGAATGTCACTAACGATGATATTACAATTCCTAGACTAGCTATAGTTCAGTCAGGTTCACCTCAAAGAAAGAAAAAAGATGAAAAGTATATTGAGGGAGCTGAAGAAGGTATGATTTTTAATACTGTTACTAATACTGTATATGGTAACACTATTGAAGTTATTCCTTGTGGATATAGAAAAACATATGTAGAGTGGGTACCTAGAGAAGATGGTGGCGGATTAGTAGCAGTTCATGATATGAAACCTGCTAATACTAAAACTGATCCTAAAACTAGAAAATCTTTATTAGGTGATAATCAAATAGTTGATACTGCAGAACACTTTGTGCTTCTTCAAAAAGAAGATGGTACACATGAACCTGCTGTATTAAATATGACTTCTAGTAATCTTTCAGTTTCAAGA